TGTCGGAATTGCTCGCTTTTCAACAGCGAATGACGACCAACCGCCAACAAACCCGCTCGGTGACTGCACCCTAAAACCGCCGTTTGACCTTTCCCAATATCGTTTGCACGTCACCAACTCCTGATCATATGGCCGCATCACAAACGGCGAGCGCGCGGCAGACGGGGCTTCGGTGCCGGGCAGGACGATGACGCCGGTGATGCGAAACACGTCAGTTGTTGCGGCGACGGCATTTATCTGACCTGGTGCACCAATGTAGTTTCCGGTTAGCCAACTATTTGCCGACGGCGCAATCCATCCCGAGCCCGCGCCCATTGAAAAAACAATGTTTAACTGTTTGGAATTATCGACGGTATAAGTACCCGACGTATCACCGGGAATGGTGATAGCGTTGTATTGAGCAACGTCGGCGGAGTTGTGGGTGTAGGTGGCGACATAGGTATGGTTTGCGCCGGGGGTACGAAAGGCAACGCTGTAAAGGCCCGTCCTGTGATGCGCGGACCAAAACGCAATTGTTATTGGCTGTGCGTTTGCCGAGCCCCATCCAAGACGACTGATGCGGAAGCCCTCGACGGGTTGAGCAATCGAGGCAAAATCGGACGCGGCAAGTGATGGCACCGCCGTTTGCACGGTGGTGTAGAGCATACAAGGAAAGCCGGGGAAAACCGCAGCCGCCGCCGCCGCACCGAATCCGGTCGCCGCCACAGACCCGTTAAGGCTTAATTGCCAGCCATCACAAATGTATTTAGCGGAGACATTTGTCCCGGTCGTCCCGATCTCCTGACTGACCTCCATCGCGCCGTTGATCTGCAATCCGCTGTAGGCCATCGCATCGAACGGCGCGGCGTAGATGTTTTGCCGCGCCTGTTGTTGTTGCGCGGCGATCAGCAATTGCGCCGTAACGCGAACGGTTGCGGTGTCGAACGGATGCACATGGTCTTGCCGCGCGAATAGCAAGGACGTTCCGACCGCCGCTGTGGCATCCATGAGCGGCGGCACGGTTGCGGGCGCGCCCGCACCATCTGTGCCGGCTGGTCCGGTTGCCCCCGTTGGTCCTTGCGGGCCCGTTGGTCCTTGCGGCCCGGTCGCGCCGGGCGGGCCCGGCACCGTTGAGTCCGCGCCGGTTGCCCCGGTCGCGCCGGGCGGGCCGGTTGCGCCGGCGGTGCCGGGGTTTCCTTTCGGCCCGAGCGGTCCTTGCGGTCCCGCCGGCCCTTGCTGTCCTGTCGGCCCCGGCGGCCCTTGCGGCCCGATCGGGCCGCCCGGCGGTCCCGGCGGCCCCGGCGGACCTTGCTCGCCGGTGATGATCGTCTCGACGTCATCGGGCGACAGCACAACAACGGGCGGCAACGGATCGACAATTTTGACGTCGCTGGTTGTCGTGACCTCGACGGTGCTCATCGCGTCGGTCCCGCATTGTTGACCAACGTACCGCTCCATATTTTTGTCTTGAGCGGAATACCGTTGATGACGCCTTGCGTCATAATGTTCGAGTGGTCAAAGCTCCCGAGCCCGAGGCGCTCCAGGTCCTCTTGCCGGATCAGCACCGAAAATAATCCGTTAACCGGGTCGAGCATGACGATCTCGCCGGTGTCGGTCGCGAGCCGCATCACCGCCTCGGCGTCCTCGGCGTGCCGGCGCAACATCATTTCCAGGGTCGCGCCGGTCATGTCGATCGGCGTTCCAGCCGATGACATGACGTATTGAAACGTGCGGTAGAAGTCCGCGTCGTTCTCTACCGTGATGTTGACGACGGCCATGTTACGGAAACGTGTTTGCGATCGCGGCAAATGCCGTGTCGACTTGCGCTCGCGTGGTGATGCTGCCGCCGGTGATGCTGTTAACGGTGCTGCTTTCACAGGCGTAGCAACTCTGCACATAATTCAAAATGTCGTTATGCAACGTGGTGATTTTGGTCTTATCCAGAGCGGTAAAGGAACCATCCGCCATCTTCCACGAGAAAGTCGCGCCGGCGTTGACGAGCGCATAGTCGTAGGAAGCGTTAACGTCATTGACGCTTGCGGCATCGCTCATAAACAGGGCTGACGACAAGCTGGTAATTTTGATGCCAGCGCTCCTGTGCAAATATCTTGCATTGGCGGTGTAGTATTTCAGGTTGACGAACATGCCGAACGGCGTCAGCACGTCTTGCATCGCCGCGTCGGTCTGTTGGTTGCCCGCGTTATCGCGCGGCCAGGGTGTCGGCACGTTGCCGATCGCCGTCCAATCCGTATAGCCGTTGTCGCTGGCGTCGACGGTTGCCTCTAGCGGGCCGGAAAAGACGCGCCCGTCATCGGCGAGCCAATACCAGGCCGAGGGCACAAACAGGACATTCATCGGTCAGCCTCCCATTTATACATAATCGCCGTTGCCGGTGTTCGGCGCGATGGTGCCTGCGATACTGCCGGGTAGATAATTGATGCCGCCGCCATTGGTGACGATCGTGCCAAATCCGCTGATATTGAATTTCTTGCCGGTGGCGGCACCGGCAAAGCCGACGCCGGCCGGCGAATACGCGCCGCCATACACGTTAGCGAAACAATTGGAAAAACTTGGCGTGCCGACAAGACTGACGCTCCACGGACCATTGGTGCAATTGAAAGTCGAGCTTGGCTGGACGATGATATGGCACGGTGCGTTGCCGGCGATGGTGTATGCCTGAACAGCCCAGCACTGACCGCCAGCGACATAAACATGCGACGTACCGCATCCGGTAAACGTAGCGCCGTGGTGCATAATGATCGCCTGGCCGCCGACCTGAAACGCAACGCCGGTATTCGAGGTTATGCCGTCAGTCCCGGCGGTGTAGGTGCCGCCAATGATTGATACTTGCGCGCCCTGATTGATATAAAAACAACAACCGTTAACCGCGTTGACGGTCGCCGAGGTCATGTCCCATACGACAGAATTTGCGCCATTCTGCCCGGCAAACAGTCCGGCGGAATAGACACCGTGCGTTGCTGGCGGCCCGGTGATCGTGAACGTGCCGGTACACTTGAACGTCAGCGTATGCTTGAGGTTCAGATCGAAGCGCTGTTGCCCGTAGTTTGAGGCGGCTTGCAGCGTTCGAAATGGCTTGCCGGTCGTGCCGTCGGCAGTCGTGTCGTCGCCGGTCGTTGAATTGACAAAGATCGTCGTGTCGGCCTGCAATGTGACCACATCACCGGACGATCTGTGGATCATGCCGAAAATGGCCTTGAGCAATTGATCCATCAACGTGTTGGTCGGCGCAACGCACGGCTGGTTGTTGAAATCAATCAGGCCATTTTGCGCGGCGTACGAAATAACATTGACGACCTCGCGCTGGTCGTACTCGATCGACTCGGCTGGCGGAATTGAGCCCTGGATTCCGGCCGCCGGGTTGCCGTTGACGTACGCGGCGTTCGGATCGGAAATTCCGAAAGGAGCATTGTATTTCATCGCGTCCTCGTTACGGTGTGCCGGCCAGCGGATCGCCGGGATTGGTCAAGCCCGAGTAGTCGAAAACAATCTGCGTGTGCGCCGGCTTCCAGCGATTGAGCAAGCACTCAAGATCGTCGGCGAGGCCGATCCGCAACATCGGGTCGATCCCGCATTGCCCGCTGGTGCAGCGAAACCAGACAAGTTTTGCGATGCCGACATGCACGGTCCAGTAAAAGCGGTTGGTATCCGGCCCGAGCCCGTAATATGGCCATTCGGAGAGGTCGCCGTTTTTCACCGGCGCATCGCCGAGCGCGTTCATGATCGGGACGCCCCACTCGTTCCGCATCGGATCGGGCGGCACGACACCCGTCACGCGCGCGTCGCCGACGCGGTCGATGCCGACGACAAACGTGCGGTATTCGGTAATGCTGATCGTGTAACCGATTTGCGCGGCGACGCCGATAAAGAACTCGCGCGATTGCGCGCCGAGCATGGTCATCCGCATCACCAATGCGAGATGCCGCTCGTCGATGGATTGCGGCGCGGTATAGCAGGGATCGGGCAAGCCCCAGGCGCGTTCCCAATCGGGCAACAATTCAAACGTCGTGCGCGGGTCCGATTCAATTTCCAGCAAATCGGCGGCGCGGCCGTCGACGTCGCCCCAGATTTGCGACAGGCCGCCGAGGAGCGTCATCAACACCGAATCATATTCGCGCGGCCAGGCCGGCCCGGTCGGCAACAGCGCCGCCAGCGGGTCGACGTAATCGTCGCCGCTGCGCCGCACGTGCCTGTCGGTCATGCGTAATAGATGGTTTCCAGCACCGCCATGTAGCCGGGCGCCGGCATGACCGCGTCGTCAAAAATCAGGTTGTGGTGATCCTCGCCGACCGCGTTGGAAATCGCCTCGTCCATCCATGAGCGGAAAATCGTCTGCCCCGGCGCCGCCTTGATAAACAGCATATTGCGGATTGATTGCTCGATCGCCGCGCGCGTCGCCGCGTCGTCGACGGCGAGGTCGGTAATGGTCAGGTCGAGAAATTGCTTGATCGGCGCCAGCACATAGCAGTCTTTCACCGTGACCGGCCGCTTTTGCTCGATGTAGGTATCGACCGCGATAATGTCGTCGGGCGTCGGCCAACCGTCATCGTCGGCGCGCAAGTCGTCCATGAGAAACCGCACCGTAATCGTACCGACGCCTTGCTCGGGCGCCGCCCAGGCCCGCGTCACGCCGGGCACCTGTTTTGCCCAGGCGACATAATCGTATTCGGCGCCGCCCATTGGCGGTTGCTGGATACGCTCAAGCACGCGCTCGCGGAGCTCGTCGTCGCTTTCGACGTCGACGCCGCCGTCCATCGTGACGACGGTCACGGTGCCGTCGACGCCGGCGATCGCGTTGACAAATGCGAGGCTCGAGCCCTCGTCGAGATTGCCGGCAATGCCGGGATCAACGGCGCGCACGTCGACCGGCGTCGGATCAGGCCCGACGGTGATTTGCGTAAGCGTCTCGTAAAGCACGCCGCCGGATGCCGTGGCGCCGGTCAATTGCGAGCTTTGCGGGAGGATCGAGCCGTTGATGCCGGTCGCCGTCACCGAGCCGGATGCAAACGTCGCGGCCTTGCGTCCGTTGCCCGGCAACCATATCGCGGCATGGCGGTCGAGCCATTCCGTCTCCGCGGTGTCGGGCAACAATTGCAGCGAGAGCCAGTCGATATAGAGCAACACCAGGTACGCGAGCCCGGCATTGCCGTCGGACAAAACGCGCAACACGCTGTTCGGCACCATTGCCGCCGAATGAAGGCGCGCGGTGATGTAGTCGCGGTTTTGCTTGCGGACGTCGTCGAGCGAGGGCGTCGACCAGGGCACAGTTTTACCCTCCGAAACTCAACACGCCATTTGAAACCGGCGCGGTCGGCTTAATGCGATTAAAGTGATAGGTTTTTGTTCGGCGTTCTATTTCATCGCGAGGTAGCTTGCGCCCTCGCGTGTTGGTATTGCCGACGGCATTTTTATTGCCGAGCAACGCGCGCGACATTCTTTGCTTCGTCTCAATAGAGGGTGTCATGCCTAATTTGCGCTTATTTCCTATCGCGGCTTGCGCCATTTTCTTCCGAGCATCATCCGACATTTTCCTGCCCTTATTTGCTTTGCGTAAACACTCGATATGTTGGCTCGATAGTTTGCGTCCGCTCCAGCCATCGCCGCCGTCGGTCAGATTTACCAATGGCCCAAATGGATGCCGACCAATGGCCGCAATAAATTGTCGCTCAATTATAAAGGCCGTTTCCTCGTCAAGACTTGAGGCGATCGGCACTCTCGGAATATCTAGGCCGCGCTTGAGCATTGCCGCGATGATCGCGTCCTTGTGCGGGTTTTTCCCGTTGCCCTGTGACGGCATTAAATGCGCGTCGATACGATTGCCCTTTCCCTTTCCAATATAAAACGGTGCGCCGTTTTCTCTAAACAGCGCGTACACATAAAATCGGCCGCTCATTCAAACGACCATAGTGCTTGATACTGCAATTGAATCGCCGGCAACGGCCCGCGCCAAAGCGTCACTTGCGCGACGATCGTTTGCAGCGCGGGCCGCGTGACCTCGACGTCGATGCGCGAGGCGATGCCCTGGTCGGTGAACGGCCGCAACGCCTCGCGGATATAGTTGTCGACGCGCGCGATCGTCGAGCCCTGTTGCGCGGTGTTGTCGGTGATCTTGTGCCGCTCAAGCAACCATAGCCGCGAGCCGATCGGCCAGCCGTTCCAGATAACGGCCGCGTTTGTATCGGCCCACCATCCGCGCCGGTCGCTGTCGTTGGTCAATTGCGCGTCTGGCAAAATATCGTTGTCGTCGGCGCGCCGGTCGGTGCCGAGCGCCACCATGACCGCGGTCGCGAGCGCCTCGGTTTCGTCGATCAGGCCGTCGCGCTTTTGCAACAGGTCGAAGGTGACGACGAACGGCGTGACGATATCGAACAGCCGGAGATCAGCCATCGTCGGGCTCGTCGATCACGGCAAACACCTTTGTGCTCGGGCCGTCGACCGTCA